CAAGAAGCCGTAAATGAATCTCGCGCTGATGTAATTAAATCTATTAACGAAGCCGATAGTGGTAATCCAGATACAAGACCGGACAATCCTGATGGAGAAAACGGGTCACACGCTCAAGCTTATGTTCGTACCGTAATGGATGCTCTACATTTTAATAAATATATCAATATGGATGATGAAGCCGCTCAATCAATGATTGTTCAAATGGGAATACACGGAGCAAAACCTAATGATATTAGAGATTGTTTAGCTGAGTTAAGTGGTTTTGAGGGTGATACTTCAACAGCAGAGGGTAGAAAAGCATTACAAGAACACATAGAGAAAAATGCAAAATTAGACCAGTCAGTATCACCACCAGCTATTATTATTACTGGACCTAAAGGGCGTAAACAATCTTTAATGGAAGACACTTACAGAACAGCAGGAACTTCACAAAAAGTAACTTCTGGTTTTGGTTCAGGTATGAGAGATTGTGTTACAAAAAAAACTAATAATCGTAGACAAGGAAAATAATGAAAACTCAATTATTATGCACCTTTACAACACATAGTAAGTTAAACCTTATTATAGATTCAATTATAGATTCTTATACAATTTTATTTGACAAAATTTATGTATTTCAAAATGAAGACGATGCAGGACAACTAATCTGCACTTATAATATAGAAATGGTTGAGGATTATTATGACGGAGATGAAGCAATATCAGGAACTATCTCTTTACATAGAAAAAAACAATCCAACACACTTTATACAATTAACGCATTAAACGAAGCGATTAGAAGTTTAAACAACGGAGTATTGGATAAGTCATTTCCAATCCCTTGGGAAAGATATTACAACAATTTACTATTGACAAATGAAGAGGGTTTGAATATTATCCCTACAAAAATATTCAAAATAATAAATATTCAAGAATGGTAAAATAGCTTGGTATTTTAGAAAAGTTCTTTATATTTATTACTGAATAACAATTAACTAATTAAAAAATAAAAAAGAGGAGATTAAAAATGGATATTAACGCAATTAAAAAAAGGTTAAATCAGTTACAATCAACAAACACAAGAACTTCAAATCTTTGGAAACCGCAACCAGGAAAACAACAAGTTAGAATAGTTCCTTACAAATTCAACCCAGACACACCATTTATAGAGTTATTTTTTCACTATAATTTAGGTGGTAAGAACTATCTTTCACCAATTTCTTTCGGTAGACCAGACCCAATTGAAGAATTTTCACAAAGACTAAAAACAACAGGAAGTAAAGACGATTTCACTTTAGGTAGAAAACTTGAAGCAAAAATGAGAACTTTCGCACCTGTTATTGTTCGTGGAGAAGAATCAGAGGGTGTAAAGTTTTGGGGTTTTGGAAAGACAGTTTATCAAGAACTTCTTTCTATAATCGCAGACCCTGATTATGGTGACATTTCAGACCCGAAAAATGGTCGTGATGTTACATTAGAGTTTAAAACTGCTGAAGAGACTGGAGCATCGTTTCCATCTACTACAATCAGAGTTAAACCAAATCAGACACCATTGACAGAAGACACTAAAGTGTTAGAAAGAGTCAAAGAAACTCAAAAAGAAATTACTGATATTTACAGTGAATTTTCTTATGAGGAACTTACAAATGTATTGAACGAATGGTTAAATCCTGATGATGAAACTTCATCTGAAAAAAAGGAAGAAAAACCAGTAAATGAATTTGATAAAAAGTTAGCAGAAGATAACGCTAAAAAAGAATCAGCTTCAAAAGTTCAAGACGCTAGTCAACAATTCGACGATTTATTTAATAACTAAGGAGTAGAAAATGTCAGTAAAAGACGATTTGGCTAATATCATAGCCGATAACCTGAACAAAAAGTTCAAAGACAACAAAGTAGCATATTTCCTTGACGGAAGTGATGATACACCAACAGACATTAAAGACTTTATTTCAACAGGGTCTTCAATGTTAGATTTAGCAATATCTAATCGTGAAGACGGAGGTATTGCAGTTGGTAGAATCACAGAAATCAACGGATTAGAATCAAGTGGTAAATCATTACTTGCATCTCACATACTTGCAGAAACTCAAAAGAAAGGTGGTATCGCAGTTTATATGGATACAGAAACATCAGTCAGTAGAGATTTCTTGGAAGCTATCGGTGTTGATGTTAGTAAATTATTATATCTACACTTTGAATGTGTAGAAGATATATTTGAAGCCATTGAAGATATCATTACTAAAGTTCGTGAATCAGACAAAGATAGATTAGTAACTATCTTGGTAGACTCACTAGCGGCTACATCAACGAAAGTTGAAATAGAAGCAGACTTTGGTAAAGACGGATATGCGACTACAAAAGCAATCGTTATCTCAAAAGCACTTCGTAAGATAACTCAAATGATTGGTCGTCAAAAAGTAGCACTTGTCTTTACAAATCAGTTAAGACAAAAATTAGGTGTTATGTTTGGAGACCCGTGGACTACGAGTGGTGGTAAAGCATTACCATTTCACGCTTCAACTCGTATTAGATTAAAAAATATGGGACAAATCAAAGACACTAAGAAAAAGAATGTCTTGGGTATGAAGTGTAGAGCTCAAATTGTGAAAAACAGATTAGGGCCACCATTGAGACACGCAGACTACGATATGTATTTTGATTCCGGAATTGATAACTATGGCGGTTGGTTAGGTGTAATGAAAGAACACAAGTTGGTAAAATCAGCTGGTGCTTGGTATACCTTAGAATATCGTAAAAAAGAATATAAATTCCAATCAAAAGACTTTAAAGAGTTAATGGAAAGTAATGACGGACTTCGTAATCATTTATACAAACAGATTTGTGAAAAATCTATTCTACAATACCAAACAGGTAAAGTAGGTATTGATGATGTAGAATATACAAAGGAAGTTATTGGAGATGAGTAAAGAGAGATATTTATCAATTCTCAACGACATTAAAGAACAAGGCGGCTCGGAACTTGGAGATAATCCAAATGAAAATGTGTTGATAATAGATGGACTGAATACTTTTATTAGAGTATTTAGTGTCATACCAACTACTAATGATAATGGGACACACATTGGTGGAATAGTTGGTTTTCTGAAATCAATAGGTTACACAATCAATATGTTTAGACCCACTCGTTGCATCATAATATGGGATGGAAAAGGTGGGTCAAGTCGCCGTAGAAAAATGTATCCAGAATATAAAGCAAAAAGAAAAACGAATATTCGTTTGAATAGAGCTTATGATTTTGAAACCATTGAAGAAGAACGAGCAAATATGATACGACAAATCCAAAGAACAATAGAGTATTTGGATTTTCTACCAATCACAATGTTATCAATAGATAATGTAGAAGCAGATGATATCATAGCTTATACAGCAAAACAAGTTCTTACAGATAGTAAAGTAACCATTATGTCTTCAGACAAAGATTTTCTACAATTAGTTGATGATAGAATTTCAGTATGGTCACCAACAAAGAAAAAACTATACAAACCAGAACAAGTAATGGAAGAATATGGTATTCCTTCACACAATCTACTAATGTATAGAATATTTGACGGAGATAAATCAGATAACATTAATGGTGTTCGTGGTTATGGATTAAAAACCGTATTAAAAAAATTACCATTTTTACAAGAAGACAAACAATTTTCGGTTGATGATGCAATAAAAGAATCAAGTGAGTTAGAAGAACATAGAGAACTTATGGAAAGAAATTTTGATTTGATGCAATTACATAATGTAAATATATCAGCTTCAGCTAAAACAAAAACCATAGATAAAATGAGAGAACCAATTCGTAATCTAGACAAAGTGACATTTAAGAAAATGTTTTTAGAAGATAAAATGTATTCAGCACTTCCTAACTTAGAAACTTGGTTACAAACAAAATTTCAAACATTAGTAAGATTTATAGGACAATAAAATTTATTTGATTTTGAAAATAAAAATGATATTTATTTATGGGTAGAAAAGTAATATACAAAACTGAAGAAGAAAAGAAAGAAGCTCAGTTAAGATGGCAAAAAGAACATTATGAGCGTAATAAAGAAAAATTAAAGTTACAAGCCCGACAAAGATATCGTCTAAAACAACAAGACAAAATTAGAAAAGAAACAAGGAATAAGTTGTATGGAGAATGAAAAACTAACGAGTTTTGGAAATTCGTTTCAATCTAAAATTATAGCATCATTGTTAGTTAAGAAAACTTTCTTACAAACAATATCAGATATTCTTCAAGAAGAGTATTTTGATTCTGATGCTAATAAATGGTTGGTTAAGAATATTATAGCGTATTTCTACGAGTATAAAACAAGTCCTACATTAGAAGTAATTAAAGTAAAAATAAATGAAGTAGAAGACGATATTTTAAAAACTTCTATTGTTGATAAGTTAAAAGATGCTTGGAATCATAGAGAATCAACTGATTTAGAATTTACACAAAAAGAAACTATCAAGTTTTGTAAAAATCAAAAATTAAAAAATGCTATTATAGACTCAGTAGTCTTATTAGAAAATCAAAATTATGATGAAATCAAAAAGTTGGTTGATGATGCTATGACTGCTGGAACTGAAAGAGATGTTGGACACGATTATTTAGTAAGTTTAGACGAGAGACTATCTAAGTCAGCAAGAGAAACCGTTGAATGTGGTTGGGGTGAAATAGACGATATTATGGACGGAGGTCTTGGTGGTGGTGAACTTGGAGTAATAGTTGCACCAGCGGGTATTGGTAAGTCTTGGGCTTTACAATGTATTGGAGCCAATGGATTGAAAAAAGGAAAAACAATTGTTCATTATTCATTAGAGTTAAATGAAAACTATGTTGGATTACGATATGATACTATATTTACTGGAATAACAACATCAAATATAAAGTATTATGTTGAAGATGTAAAGAAAAAATTAAAAAAATTACCCGGAAAATTAATGATTAAGTATTACCCAACAAAATCAGCATCAGTTCAAACATTAGGTTCTCATTTAAAACAATTAGAACTACAACAAATAAAACCAGATATGGTGTTGGTTGATTATGCTGATATTTTAATGGGTGTTGGAAAAGAAAAAAGATTTGTGTTAGAGTCTATTTATGAAGACTTAAGAGCTCTAGCAGGAGAATTAAATTTACCGATTTGGACAGCTTCACAAGCCAATCGTTCATCATTAGAAGAAGAAGTAATTGATGCTACAAAAGTATCTGAGTCTTATTCTAAGATTATGATTGCAGATTTCGTAATGAGTATGTCTAGAAAAGTAGAAGATAAGGTTGGAAAAACCGCAAGATTTCACATTATCAAAAACAGGTTTGGTGTTGACGGAATAACATTTCCTTCAAAAATGGATACTGAACTTGGTAAAATTGATATCTATAAATCCACTTCAAAACA